GTGCAGATGGAGGGAGGGCTGGGAAACCAGCTTGCCCGCTTCGCGCTCTCCACCCGTGATTTCACGAAGGGCGGCGGCTACCTCCGCTTGAAGATAGGCAGCCGCACCTGGCGGCGCGATGCCAAGCGCGGCGATATCAGCTGGGATGGCATTTCCCGCAGCCTGGTGTTCCATAATAATAGCGGGCCGTTTGCTGATACCCTGTTGCGCGGCGACTTTGTGGAGATAGAGGTCGGTATGAATGGCTGGGTGGATAGGTATGATATTCCTGCTGGCAGCGTGTATGGCGAGCTTCGGAAGGTGGGCACGTTCCAGCCGGTGAGTACCTGCGATATTTCGCTCTTCGGCGGCTGGGTGGGGCATGATGTGCCCTGCGCTGCGGGCGTTACCGGCGGCGATGGGGAGTGGGTGCGCAAGGTGCAGGCCTGGAGCAAGAAGAAGGGCAAGGGCAAAGGCGGGCGCAAGTATTACGATGACTCCGCGACTCTGCAGGGGCAGACCGGCGGGCCGTACACGGCCTGGCTTTACGGGCACCCGGGGCGGGCGTATGTGAGTGTGTCTTACCCGCCGGCCAGCCTGGGAATGAGCTGCCGCATTGTCGATATCATCGTGAAGTGAATTTTTATGAAAACAAAAGAAACACATAGCTGGCTGACTGGTCTGCTGACCGGTTGGGGAATTAAGGAATCGTGGGCAAAGCTGATTGCCGGTGCCGTGGTTGGAGCTCTGGCTGCTGCCGGTCTGCTGACCAGCTGCGGGCAGGTGCAGAACATTACGCCGGAGCAGCTGCAGCGCTGGCACAAGGCTGCGCACGTGGCTACGGATACGGAGTGCAAGTATCGCGTGCTTCAGGTGGAGGAGGTGGAGAAATGATAAATATCCAGGAAGCAAAGCGCGGGCAGTATTGCCAGGTGCGGCTGAAGGTGGAGGATGTGATGGACTGCGGCCTTGTGCTGCGCGTGCCCGCTGGTCCGCGTGTGCTGCTTAAGCCGGAATACCTGGAGCAGGCTACCCTGGTGGATGCACCGGCACCTGCCAGGAAGCGTACCGCCAGAAAGGCGGCAGTAAAGCCGGAACAGGAAGTAATGGAAGATAACTGAGCATGTGTACCCGCGCAAAAGATGAACCGCTGATGCAGTACTGGTTCCGCCAGTTCAAGGAAGAGCCGTTGCGTGTGCTGATTGTGTGCGCGCTGGCGGCTCTGGTGTACTTGTACCAGGATGGCACGCGCCGCCAGGATGAGTACCGGGCTGACATGAAGGCGCAGAATGCCGCGCTGATTCAGCAGATGGGGGCTTCCACCCAGGTGATGAGTGAAATGAAGACCCAGCTGGAGCTGCTGAATAACCGGGTGGGGCATCTGGAGCGCGAGCATGAAATGAATAGAAAGGAAACGCAGAATCATGGGAAGTAAAGGAGGCTGGATGGATGTTTTTACGCTGGGCTCGTATTCTGCCCAGAGGAAGATGGCTCGCGCGCAGGCCTCTGCTGCCGAACGGTACGCCAAGGCGCAGGAGGCGCAGGCCAAGGCCATAGCCAGCAGCAGCGCGGCGCAGCCGGGGACGGTGCAGGCCAGCACGGCGAGTACGCAGCAGGCTGCTGAGAAAAACGTGTACAACGCGCAGAAAAGAAAGAAATCTACTGCCAGTCTTGTGAATCAGCGTTTCCGTGGTCTGGGTAGCGGCGGCGGTAAGCAAAACCTGGGAGATGCCTGATATGGACGGTAATTCAGCAGCGTTGCGGGCAGAACTCAAATTGCTTTCGGAGAGCCTCTGGGCCCGCTACCAGTCAGAGACGGCACCGATGGTGAACGAAATGCTTTCGCTCCTGGATAAATGTGATGTAGCTGCATCTGCTGCGGCCACGCTGGCCAGCACGCACAGCAGCTACATTACTCCTGCCGGGCGCCGGTGGTTCAAGCTGCAGTACCGCAAGGCCGGTAAGGGCAAGGTGAATGACGGCGTGGCCCGGTTCTTCCGTGCGTTGACCAATGGCATGAGTGAACGCCTGGCGGAGAGTAATTTCTACACGGCAACGCATGAGGTGTACAATGACCGCACGCGTCTGGGTACCGGTGCCATGTTCATAGGCGGCTCGGATACAGAGCCGCTGTTTTTCACATACTTTGCTTTCGGCACCTATGTGCTGGATGAAGATGCGCGCGGCAATGTGCACACGCTGGTTCGCAAGTTTGAGTACACGCCCGCTCAGGCTGAAATGGAGTGGGGAATTGAAAACCTTTCCGAGAAGGTGCAGGCCTGGTGTCGGGATGATAATCAGCGCAACTCCCACAAGGTGGAGTTCCTGCAGATCGTACGCCCTAACAAGAAGCAGCGGAAGGAGGGCTGGCGCGATATTCCCGATGAGCTGCGCTCGTATGAGGGCTACTACGTGGAGGCGGATTCCTACCACATTGTGAAGCAGGAGGGCTTTTATGAGTTCCCTTTCCTGGTGACGCGGTATCTGCGGGCGGCTGGCTCCCCTTATGGCACGCCGCCGGGAAAGCGTGTGTTGCCGGCTATCCGCCAGGTGGTGAAGCTGGAACGCATCATGGATACGCTGGCCGAAGTGCAGGCCTTCCCGCGCATCATGCAGCTGCCCCGCCAGAACAAGCAGGTGGATATGCGCGCCGGTGGCATTACTACCATTTCGGAGGAAGCTGCCCGCCTGAATATGCCGCGTGAGTGGGGCACCGGCGGAAGGTACGATATCGGGCTTGACCGTATCAGCCGCAAGGAGGAGCAGATTCGCAAGGCCTACCATGAGGACATGCTCCTTTCTGTGACGGCTCAGGAGAAGCAGATGACGGCTCGCGAGGTGGAGGAGCGCGTGGCGGAGAAGATTCTGGCCTTCACGCCGTCCTTCACCTTGTTCATCAATGATAATAAGGTGGCCATGCGGCGCATCCTGGGAGTGCTGCTGCGCCGTAATGAACTGCCCCTGGATGACGCACCGGCAGAGCTGAAACAGAATATCGGCGAGATTCTGAATCCGCAGGTGGCGTACCTGGGACGCATCGCCCAGGCGCTGGAGCTTATCGTGGCCCGTGGTACGCAGCAGGTCATCGACGAAGTGGTGAACTGGGTGCAGAGGACCGGCAGAACGGATATGCTGGACTGGATAGATGAGGAAGCCCTCATCCGTGAATGGCAGGATGTGTTCGGCTGCTCTGACAGCGTGGTTCTGGGAGAACTGGAAATCAAGCAGAAGATAAAGACCCGCCTGGAGCAGATGCAGGGTGCGCAGCAGATGGCTATGGATAATGATGCCCTGGATGCCGCCGGCAAGATGGCGCAGATTCAGGCGGCTATGAAGAAAGGGGGCGCACGGTGATAAGGGTGGCGTTCAACGGTGGCGAGCTTTCGCCGCAAGTCCAGATGCGCGCTGACTTGGATGTGTTCCAGCGCGGCTGCAGCTGCGTGGAGAATTTTGATATAGGCCAGGCTGGCGGGGTGACCCGCCGGCGTGGCTTCCGGCGCGTGGCCCGCGCCCAGGGAACGGCCAGCAGGCTCTTTTCATACAAGTACAGCAATTCTGAATGTTACCTGGTGGAGATTGGGGAGCAGGAGCTGCGTGTGTATGCGCGCTCCGGCGTGCTGGTGTGGAGCGCAGAAAGCGTGTGGTCGGCAGCGGAAATCCGGCAGCTCCGGGCGGTGCAGCTCAACTCCATGCTGCTGCTGGTGTGTGCGGCGGTGCCACCGGTGCAGTTGGTGTGCGATGCTGCGGGCACTTGGAAGCTGGAGCGCTATGTGTTCAAGGTGCCGGCGTGGCGGTGGAGTTCCCTGCGTGATTTTCCGGTGCTGGTAACCCGCCGGGCAGATGGGTATTTCTCTGTGGCGTTTGACCCGGAGGAGCATGAGCGGGAGTCCGAAGCGGAACAGGGCGAGATTCTGCGCGCCAGCTTCTACACCGATGCCCGCGAAATCAAGGTGAGTCAGAGCGCGGCGCTTGGCCTGGTGACGCAGCATTACCAGGAGGGCTTTATCGATGCCGGCCTTTCGATGGCGAAGGGAAAGGTTTTTGCTGTGCGCCGGGCACCGGAGACGGTGATTTACGGCGTGATTAACGCCTGGAAAGGGGCGGATGATTTTGTTACCGGATTGATAGACCCTGCGAACTATACCCACAATTTCCAGGTTGGGACGGAGGCCGTGGCCGGGGCTGCCACGATAACGGAGCTGACGAAGGAACAGAGTTTCAATAAGGGAGACTGCCTGCTGTTTGATTCAGGGTACTGGGATATTTTCACCTGCGTGGCGGATTTTGACGGCGCCAGCCATTATTCCCGCGGTGGTATTAACCCGGAGGATTACCCGGGCCATTTCGTGCGCGGGTTGATGATTGGGGCTGCGCCCTGCAAGGGGAAATGGAAACTGCATCTTTCCGGCACCTGGTATGGCTCGTACGAAGTGCGCGCGTGCTATGAAGGTACGGGCTCTGCATTTGATGTGTGGGAGCATAGGGCTGAAGCATGGAGCCGGAATGCGGCTCCGGTGAATGAGCCGGTGGGTGGTGATGAGGGCGGGGAGGAATGTTTCATTTCGCTCTGGCTCACGCGCGTGCGGGCTTATGGAGACGAGCTGACGCAACGGTGTTTCCCTGCGGATAACTGTGATAATGAGCTGGTGGTCTCCAGCTACAAGCATGACCTGGTGCTGCGGTATCAGGTAGTGTACTCGGCGGATACGGATGAAGTGCTGGATGCTTACTATGTGCAGACCGACCGCATTAAGGCCGATTGGTTCGGCGCTATAGAAACGAGTGACTGGAGCTGGTGCGCCTGGAGTGGCAAGTATGGTTTTCCTCGCCTGGCAGCTATGTTCAATCAGCGCCTGGTGCTGGCCGGCACGGATGCCCAGCCGCTCACTATCTGGATGAGCCAGACGGATGATCTGGATAATTTCGACATAACCGATGAAGCAACTTCCGGCATGGCGCTCACGGTAAATGCGGAGACCCAGGACCCGATACGCTGGCTGGCGGCGCAGGGCGGGCGCATTATGCTGGGCACTTCTGAGGGCGAGTACGTGGCCCAGAGCGGAGACGGCGGGGTAATGACCCATGCCAATGCCACCATTGCCGCGCACGGTTTTGTGGGCTCTGCCAATATAGAGGCGGTGCGTGGTAGTGACCGCATTATTTATTTTGAGCGCGGCGGCGCCCGCGTGATGCAGTATGGCTATGACCAGTCACAGGATGCCTACATTTCAACTGACCTTACTGTATTTGCCGACCATGTGCTGTCTGGCGGTGGCGGTGTGGTGGAGGGCTGTTTCCTGCGCAAGCCGGACAGCAAGGCCGTGCTGGTACTGGCGAATGGCCAGTTGGCGCTGATGACATACAATGCCCACCACCGGGTGAACGCCTGGCACCGCTACATCACGAATGGCCGCTTCCTTTCTGTGGCGATGCTGCCGAATGGTGAGAAAGCTGACAGCCTGTTTGCTGTGGTGGCTCGCGTGCAGGTGCGTGAGGTGGAGGATGGACTGGCTGACCCGCTCGACCGCGAGACGGTGGCCTGGATAGAAGTCTGCGATGAGGCGAGCATGTATGCGGATGGCGATGGGGAGGATTACACTTCCACCCTGCTGACCAATGCCCTCAATGTGACGCGGCTGGGTTCACCGAAGCAATCCAACGCGGAGCTGTGGCTCTATTTGCACGAACCTTGCCAGGTGAAGGGAGTGGAGCTGACGGTGGATGCCGGCAAAACATGGAGCCGGGTTCCCCGGCAGGTTAACAAGGTGATGGACAGGGGTTGGCATAAGCTGTGTGCTGTACCGAATGTGGGCATGGAGCGGTGCGTGGGATTCCGCTGCCATGGTAACCAGGGAATGAATGTGGGGGCGTTGCAGGCATGAACCAGGAAGAGTTAAATGCAGGACTGCGGTCCATGCTTGAAAGCCAGGCGTGGAGATTAGATAACCTTTATTGGATTGAGGATAAGATGGGCAATCTGGTGCGTTTCCATCTGAACCATGCCCAGCAGAAATTCTACAGCAGGCTGCACTACCGCAACGAGATTCTGAAAGCCCGCCAGCTGGGCATGTCTACCTTTGTGGCAATACTCATGCTGGACTGCTGCCTGCATAACCTGCGTTTCCACGGCGGCATTATCGACAAGAGCGAGAAGGAGGCGCACAAGAAGTTAGAGAAAATCATCCTGGCGTATAACCACCTTGACCACCTGCCGGAGAACCCTACCATGGCAGATAAGGCGCTGGCCCAGATTGGCCGGGAGCTGAAGGAGAAGGTGCCCTATGAGACTAAGCCGGGCAAGGGGTTCGTGAAGTGGGTGAATGGCAGCTCGGTGGAGGCTAAGGCCACGGTGCGTGGCGGCACGCTGCAGATGCTGCACGTTTCGGAGATGGCGTATGTTTCCGCCCGCATGCCGCAACGCGCCAAGGAAATCAAGAATGGCGCGCTCAATACGGTGGCCGCCGGCATGTACATCATCAAGGAATCCACCCATGAAGGCGGGCGCGCCGGTGATAATTACATCATGGTTCGCCAGGCCATGGCCAATGAGGGCAAGAAGGAACTTTCGCCGCTGGATTACCGCTTCCATTTCTTCAATTGGGTGGAAGAACCGGGGTACCGCCTGCCGGCACGCTACTGGGATGAGCCTCCGGCGAAGGATGATAAGGCTGGCTGGGCAGAGCGCGAAGTGTTAGAGAAGTATTTTGAGAGCATTGTGCCGTTCGTGGGGCAGCTGAGCAGCGAACAGAAGGCCTGGTATGCCTCACAGTACCGCGCGCTGGGCCCGGTGGGGATTCGCCAGGAATACCCGACCACGCCGGATGAAGCCTTTGATGCCATGCCGGAGAGCGCAATTTTTGCGCAGGAGATGAGCTGGCTGCAGGCGCAGGGCCGCGTCGGCGTGGAGTTTGAGGTGCAGCGGCGCAGGCCGGTGTATGTTTCCTGGGACTTGGGGCTTTCGGATTATACCTGTCTGTGGCTGATTCAGGTGGGAAGCGATGGGAAGTTCTACTGCGTGGATTATTACGCCTGCAAGGGCCAGCAGATTGACCACTATGTGGGCATTGTGCGCGCTTGGGAGGAACGGTATTCCTGCCGCGTTACCCGGCATTTTGTGCCGCACGATGCCCGCCACCAGCAGTGGAGCGGTTTGAGCGTGGAAGGCCAGCTGAAGGAGGCCGGATTCTCGGTGCAGAGCCTGCCGGTGACTACTTCGGTGCAGACTTCCATTCAGTCCTGCCGCGAGGTGCTGCTCAGCTGTGTGTTCCACGAACGCTGCCTTGAAACGGTGCGTTACCGGCTGGAGGAGTTGCCCAGCGGTGTGCGCTCCCTGGAGAATTACTGCTGGGCGCCGGAGAGCGCCAACGCCCGGAAACTGGAGCCGCTGCATGACCGGCATTCGCACGGTGCGGATGCCTTCCGCTATTTCTGCGAAGCGTACAAGCTGGGGCTTGTGGGCAAGGAGTTGGCGGGAATGGATGAGGGGGATTTACCGGGTGGCTCTGGCGTGGCTGTGGGTGCAGAGTGGCTGCGGCATGATTATTCCCAATGGGGGGGCGGCGTGGCCCTGGGCGCAGAGTGGCTGCAATGAGCTGCGGTTCCGTCTGCGGGAATAGGTTTTTACCAGCCTTGCGTGGTATGCTCCACTCATGGATAAGAGTGAAGCCTGCCAGATGGCTCTGCACGAAATCGGCGAGCATGAATATGTGACCGGCACACCGGGATATGAGGCGTGCGAGCTGTATTTCCGACAGACCTTTTTGTTTCTGCTTAAACGGTTTGATTGGAGCTTCGCACGAAAGCGTGCGAAGCTGGTTCGCGGCAAGAGGGGATTCTCTCTGCCGGTGGACTGTCTGTCTATTGTGGAGCTTGAAGGCCTGCTCCATTGGCGCAAGTTCGGCGCAGAACTGGTGCCGGAGGTGGACGGCTGGGAGAATGGGGAAGTGAGCCTGGTGTACACTTCCAGCGAAGCCGTGGCCAGGGGCATAGTGCCGGATGATATGCCGGATTTCGCCCAGGCTCTCATTTACCATCTGGCCGCATCGGTATGCGGCTGCGTGAGCGGAGATGAAGCAAAGCGCCAGGAGCTACTGGGCAAGGCTGAATCGGTGTTGCGTGAGGCTATGTGGCTGGATGCGAAGCAGGATGCTTCCAATGACCAGCATCCGCTGGAGCGTTTGATGAACGATAGCATTACTGCGTGATATGGGAGAGTCATTTGGAAATTTCGGCCTGGCGGAAAGCCACAAGGGCGCGGGCCGCGTGGCGGCGGCCAATGCGCGGGTGGCGCGGGCGCAGGGCAAGGCAGAACGCGGCAAGGCTGAGGGGCAGGCTGCACGCCTGGAGCTGGAGAACAAGGTGGCCGGTGAGCAGGCGGCGGAGAATATGAGCCGCCTGCGCAAGGAGCAGCGCCAGGCCGGTGCTGCGGTGCAGGCCGCCCGCGCGGCCAGTGGGTTCACATCAGAGGGCAGCGGCAGCCAGCCGGAAATCAGCGCGCTGGCCCGCTATGAGCAGGCCGCGCAGGATATGGTGCTGAACCGTAGCATGCAGGATATCTCCAGTCGTTTTCAGGCTACTATGCTGCGGCGTAGTGGCGAGCTGGCAGAGCGCGGTGCAGAAGCATCGGCCGATTACCAGGATTCCATGGCGCAGATTCACAAGATGAGGGCACACAATGCGAATAAGGCGGCTATGGTGACAGGGTCGCTCACGGCAGTTGGTGCTGCTGTGGGAGCATATTTTGGTGGCCCGGCGGGCGCGAAGATGGGTGCCCAGGCCGGTGCCGGCGCGGGCAGCATGTATTCTGCCGGGCTGCCTGGTACGATGGAAAGCCACGGCAACCGCAATGAACAGGCTGAGAAAGATTTTGCAGCGGCAGTTTCCAAGGGGGTGGATGCATGGCTGAAATGACCGGAAATGCCACGATTGATGGAGCTCTCCTGCTCGATGAGGTGGAGGGCGCGGGCACTGCCGAAGCCTGGTTGAATCTTTGCATTTCCCAGGGCGGCGTGGTGCTGGCAACTCCCTGGGTGTTTTTCCTGGCTTACCCCCAGCCGGACGCAGAGCGGGAACTGTATGTGGCGTATGCCTACGGCGACTTGCGGAGCGTGGGCGCTGCCGGTCGGTTGTGCCTGGAGTCCGGGCGCTTTGATAAGATGAGCTTCCGGCGTGGTTTCGGGAGCGGACGCGATGAAGAGGAACGCCGCGTGTACAATCTGGCTGAACTGGTGGAACGCACCGAGCGGCTGGCGCAGAGAGTGAGCAGATGGAAATGAACGCAACGGAACAGGCTTATGGGTTACTGGGCGAAGATGGATATACCGCGCTGTGCCTGGAGGTTATCAGTACGCACGGCACGTTGGTGCAGGATTCAGAGTTTCTGCTGGCTTTTCGTGTGGAGCATGGGGTGGCTCATGTGCTTTTTGCATGCGGCAGCATGAAGAAGATTCTGCGCTTTGCCAGGGCGAATAAAGAGGCATTTGGTTACCACCGCGCCAGCTGGGTGCGCAGCCTGGTGGGCAAACATGAAGATTTGAGAATATACGATATTGACAGATTATGAATGATACTTATTACACTGGGGCGGGGCTGAATATCAGCCAGGCGGTGCATAGTGAGCTGCGCTCCCACCAGGTGGCGTATGATGGCTCTGATATTGAGCGGGCTGCCATGAGCGGGGCTGCTGCCCGGCAGGACGTGCTGGATGAGTACCAGAAGATGCAAGATTACCAGGAGGGCGCGGACGCGATGCGCCAACTGCGTGAATCGTCGTCCCGCCATACGGAACGCCTGAAGCAGGCCCTGCAGGCGGCTCCCGGCACGCGCGAAAGTGTGCTGCGCCAGGATGGCCAGCTGGATGACAGCAAGATGGAGGAGCTGTATCTCCGCGCTCAGGACGAGGTGGAGAAGATTAAGCCGAAGTTCTGGAGCCCCGCCCGCCAGGCGCGCTATGAGCAGGAATTCTCAGACTGGGAGAGCGAGAACAGGACGCGCGTGGAGGGCCTGGTGCACCAGTACCGCGCGGCTGGTATCCGGCGTGCCGGTGCTGCGGCCCTGGAGGAGGCGGAGAAGGCTGGCGATGCTCGCGGGTATGCTATGGAGCTGGCTAACCAGGTGGATGCTGGTCTGCTGATGGAGAGTGAGGCGCGGGTGAAAATGTTGGAGTTTAACGAGCGGGCTCATGCGAAGATGCAGGATGAGGGCTACAAGCTGCTTATGAATGAAGCGGTGAATGACCCCACCGGCGTGATGCTGCGTATGGGCCGCGGCCAGTATGCGGATATGGATGCGGTGCGCCTGGAGAGGGTGTATGCGCTGGCTCAGCGGGCTGCGGCTATGCGCGCGGAGCAGGAGGATTTTACGGAGAAGGAGAAGCATGCTATTGCCCAGGGGCAGGTGGTGAAGCCGCGTTTCAAGGTTCGCAATGGCGCTACGGAGCAGGAGTACCAGTGGCGCGAGCATTTCAACCGGGAGGGAACGTATGGGAAGTTCGCCAACAAAATCCGCGGGGCCTTTGATGAGGAGGTGGCGGCGTGCCCGGTGCCGCAGGATGAGGAAGAGGCGGAGATGTGGGTGGGCTACATGGTGAAGAAGTGGAGCGACCCGCAGACCGGCTACGGCCTGAATGAGTACACGGTGCGCCTGCGCTGCCGCCAGCAGGTGCGCCGGTGGCTGGGTGCTGTGGAGGATGAGGGGAGCGTGCGTTTCAGTACGGATGCGTTCCTGAACTCCCTGACGGATGAGCAGATTGCACCCTGGGCAGCGGGGATGGCGGCGTATCGCAAGGCTGAGTTTGAGGATGATGCTGAACTGAATGCAGAGGCTGCCACCCTGCTGGGAGATCGCAAGGCGGCTATTCTGCACGATGTGAGGAATGCCATGGCCCGCTGGAGTGCGGGGAATCCGAAGGCCAGTTATAGCCAGGCTTATGAGAAGTGCATGGGGTATCTCCTGACTTATTCCGAACAACATGATACGGAACTGGATATGAATGTGGCATACTCCTGGGATGATGAGGACGCAGAAGAAAAATTTGAGTCTGCTGCCCGCGATGCTGCGGAGAACCAGCGCGTGCGGATTGAGGCTGATGGAGCTGCTACGGCGTTTACTGAGCAGAGCGGTGCGAGTGGTAAGGAGACTCAATGGCGGCGGTATGCAGAATACCAGGCGAAGCAGCGGCCTGTGGTGGTGCAGGAACGCTCTAAGGATGATATGGAGCGGCTGTACGGCGTGAGTAAGGTTGAGTCTGATGAGGAGGCTCTGTATGTGACGCAGGAACAGTACGATAAGCTGGTGAAGAAGTTTGGAGAGACCCCTATGGCGCATGTGACGCTGCCGGGGAGCCGTGCGTATTTGCCGGTGCCGGTGCGCGTGGGTGAGGTGGACGGCGTTGCTCTTTCTGACACGGCCATGGTGCGACTGAATAACACGCATGCGAAACGCGTCAGTATCCGCTTTGCTGCCGGCGAAAAGAAGGATAAGAAGAAAGCGGATAATGCCTTGCCGCCTGATGTGCCGGATGATGGCCTGGTGCCGCTGGAGCAGAATGAACTTTTCCCTGAAGAATAATTAAACGTTTTTTTTATTGGTATGGCTAACGAATTTGATTGGTTGGATGAGCTGCCGGATTACGGCTCAGAGCAGGTTTTGGAGAATGAGCAGGAGCATGC